GCAGACACCTGAGATAGCGGTTTGGAAGTAGCCGCACTGATATCTAGTGCAATCTTTAGCCCATCCTGCGCCTGGGCAAGGTCGCCGGTGCCCCGGGCAAGCGTGGCAAGTGCGGGGCGCAGCTCATCATCGGCCACCGCCGTGAGGTTCGACGTAGCGGTGATGAACCCATCGACGGATGCAATGGCCCCATCGGTCGCGCCCGTCGTCTTATCCAGCGACCGCGTGAGTTGATCCTGCGCGGCCTGATCCTGCATGGCGGCATTGGCCGCGTCAACCGCGCCCGCGGCAAGGGCAACCAGTGCGATGCCTGCGGGCAGTGCCGCCTTGCGAACGGCAAAACCGGCCTTCTTGCCGGTCGTTTCTAGCTTCTGGAATTGCCGCGTGGCAGAGTCAATGCCCCGAGAATTGAAATCCGTAATGATCGGAATTGTGATCGCCATTACTGCAGCTCCTTGTTGATGCGATCCACGGCAACCCCGAGAACGTCCTCGACGCCCTGGGCAATGCGCCCGGCGTGGCGTTCGTAGGCAGGCCATAGCAGGCGCGGTGACGATGCGCGGAATAGCGGCCCCAGCGTCTTAGCCGTCGGTACTTCAAAGAGAACACCGGCAGGCTCGCCCTGGCTGATGTAGAGGACGGACGATTGGCCGCGGCGGGTCGAGGTCTTTAGCTTTACGCCCCGGGCAACCTTTGCGCGATCCCATGGAAATATGGAATAGCCCTTGGGGTTCCACGGGCGCGCCATACCGCTTGCCGGGAGGGCCGGATACCCCGCCTTTACCTCACTCAACACGGGGGCCACCACTTCCCTCATGCCCTTGTTGAATTCCTTGCGGTACTCAGGCTCAATCTTTCGCAGCAGTTTGATTGCCTCCGCCACACCCTCAACATCTGTGGACATATCGACTGGCATCAGTTGCGGCGGCTTTCGTTTATTACGTCTAGAACGGTGGTGAGGTCGTTATAAGTGAATGGTATGTCGGAGGGCCAGTAGCCGGTTGCCGTTACTACTTCGGCAAGAGCGCGGCTGACTGTCCCTCGTCTGTAGGTCCCGGCACTGCCTCATCATCCTCGACTACCGACAGATCGACTAGGGAGCGTAGGAAATCGTCGAGCTGTGCCGGTGGATTCTTACCGGCCGCGCGGGACGCCTCATATGCCAGATACCCCAGTTGCTCCACGGACACGCCCGTCTGTAGGGCACTGGCGGTGGTCTTATACTTCCTCTCCAGCTGCACGATGTTGAATAGCGTCGTGTGGACGGTGTAGTCATCATCGGCAGTTTTGACGCGGATGGTGAGTTCCATATTTTCCCCTTAGTTGGTAGGCGCTGGTTACGGGGTGATGTCCCGTGCCCAGGTGCCGGCCGAGAACGACACTTCGTAGATCTGCAGCTCGCCCACGGTCTGCACGGTCGGGAAATTAGCGATCATGGTGTTTGTAATCGTGTATTCCGGGTTGCTCGCGCTGATTGCGCCCGCGCCGTGGGTGACCACAATTGTGGTGTCGCCCTGGCCCACTTCGGCGTTCAGCGTGGCCTCGACTTCGCCAGCGCCATACGAAGCGTAAAGCGTAATCGAACCGTCAACGGTCTGAAGCCCCGCGACCATACGCTCGCCGAGGTCGCCGAACGCGGTGGAGGTAAGCGGGTTAGAACCCAGCGTGAAGGTGATCGCGGAACACTGGTCAGTGAGGTCTACCCCACCGATAGTGATGCTGTGCGGCTGTGAAAGATAGGTGGTGGTAGCCACTGTCTAGCTCCTCATGGTTGATACGCGAATGGTCAGATCAAACGACGGGATATCCTGCCCGCCGATTGCCGTCATAGACGGGGTGCCACTGATGACGCTGATTTCCGAATCCATGATGGTGTCGGCGGTGGTCATCAGGTAGTCGGACGCGTCCTGGTTTCCGGGCGGGGCGGCCAAAACGCGCAGGCGGAAGGTGATATCCGCAATGTTGGAATTGAAACAGGTGAACGTCGGCGGCTCGATGACGACAGACATAGGCCGCGCGTTCCGCGAATCAGTCACGACGGCAAGCCCGAGGGCCGTAAGACTAGCCGCAAGTGTCGCCTGGGCCTCAGCGAAAATGCCAGTAGCACTCATGCGACCTGCGCCCGGTTCACGCCCAGCAGTTTGTTTATCTGCCCGTGCGATCCGAACGGAACCGCGCCGCCCATCTGGTCGAATGACGCGAAGGAATCGACGGACCCGCGCTCACGGTAAAGCGTTGCCCCGTACATGATCGTGCCCAGTAGAACGTCGGGCCCGGGGACCGTGGTGAGACTGTCGAAGTAGCCCGATTCCCTGCGCCGGCGGTAGGCGAAAGCGTTAGCCGCGTTCGTCGCCGTGGTCACAAAGGCTTCGTCATTCGGCGTGGCAGGGTCAATGCCTAGCCAGTCGAGGACGTCTTGGTCACTTGCCCAGGTACATACGGGCTCCCACTCCAACGTGCCCTGGGGAATAACGGCATCCCGGGCCACGTCGTCATCGGCTGAGTAATACAGCAGCTGATTCGGCAGGATAATCTCAGGGTCGAAAAGCCAGTCGCCCTCAGGATTCACGCCCAGATAGAGATACGTCGGGACGGCCTGGACTACGAACGTGCCATTAAACCCGGCAACGCCAGTCACCGTGACCACCTGCCCCGTGCCAATCTCAGTCACTTCAAGCGTCTGAATGACGGCATAGTCATCTATGCGCTGCGCGTGAGTGATTGAGTATTCGGACATGGGGCAGGTGGCCTAGAGCGGTCTAGAAGGTCGCCTTAATAAACTTGTCGGCGTCGATCATGACGGCCGACAGGTAACCCCTGAAGGCAATGGTGCGCGAGAGCGTGGAGGGAACGTCCACAGCGATTGCGCCCTTTTGCTGCTCGTACACCTCAAAGCCCTCAGCGTTACCCACAATGACGGTGTCAGTGGCGAAGTTGCGGTCGACCACAACCCTCAGACCAAAGGCCATACCCATTGCCTCAGTCACGGTCAGATCGCCGTAGGCGTTCATGGGTCCGAGCGACGGGAACAACGGACGCCCGGCAGTGTCCACAAGCCCGAGCAGGTATCCCCACATATTCGGAGACACGAAAAGGTGCGTAGGCAGGTTGCCGTTACTGTTGGTGAGAATGTCCTGGGCGGCAGTGGACACGAAGTCGGCCCACTGTGCCGGGTTGGTGGCGTCGTTACCGAATGCCACCGTCTCCGTTGCGCCAGTCTTAAGCGTGTCGGCCGCGTAATTGTCGGTGGTGTTCGCGTAAATGCGCGCCATATCGTCGAGAACGACGCCGATAACCTCGGGTTGAGTCCAGTCGATGACCTGCTCTGAAAGGGTGACGTAACCCGCAAACGACAGTTTCTGAACCGTGATGTCATCGACGACCAGCGTTCCGTCCTCGATGGTGCTGTTCTGCGTTGCCTGCTCCGCGATGCTGGTGTGGGTCGTCACCTTCGGGCGGATGAACGTCGAACCGCCACCCGGCAGGGCGCGGGCACCGATAGCGTCAATGACGGGACGGTTGCCGCGGAAGTTGTTGTAAACCGGCTGCACGATTGGCAGCGGCAGGATGCCCGGGGTGTCGGTGGTGATGACGTCGGGAGCTGCGGCCTGAATACCCGCCTGCATTGTCTGAAACTTTGCGGGGTCGCTGAGCATTGCCGAAATGTATTCGGCCGGCGAAGGCATGATGAAAGGACGCTTTGCCTCTGCGTAGATAATCGGGTTCGTGGGAATGGTGGCCTCTGCCGCGATGGGCTCGGCCGGTGCGGCGTCTGGCATTTCTACATCCTCTGTATCTGGGTCTGGGTCAGGGTCGGGGCTGGTTGCCGCGACGTTGGTGATTACTGCATCGACGTAGGCAGGCTGCGCCACAAGGCTCAGCTCCCTAAGCATCGCTTTTGTCACGGTCATAACGCCATCGGCGCCAGTCGTGAAAGTGATCGGTTCAGCGCCGACGCTTACGGAATCGTAGGCACCGGACTGGAGCAGGGCTACGGCGTCACGGCTCGCGCGCGTGTCGGCCAGTGTGGCCTCGAATTCAAGGCCTTGCGGCGAATCGGTGAGGGTACTCACGACACCACGAAGCTGAGTCATATCGTGGTTCTCGATGAGCTTCGCGGCCTTCTGAGTTACGTCGAACGCGCCCCTGGCGAATTGCACGGACGTCCCGTCCGAGACTGTGGCGACTACATCCCACGGCACGGCTAGCCCGCTGATGCGGGCGGGCTGCGTAGCGTCACCGGCCTGCGCGGTGATGAGCGTGGCGTCTGCATCAAAGCGGATCAAATTTCCACCTCTTCGTTTTCCATGATCGAACCATCGGGCATGACATGGGTATCCATGTCGCCGATGTACGTTTCGGTGTCAAATTCAACGTGGCGGCCACGTGGCAGAACGTCGTCCATTGACAGGCGTTCCGCGATGGCGTGGAGCAGGGGCCTTGCCCCAAATTCGATGAGGTCCTGCCGGGATTGCTGCGCGTTGGCATAGGTCATGCCGGACTGGTCCACGGCCAAGAGATA